CTACGACTACGCGGTCGGTATCACGGGTATCCAGAACTACGGGCTGACCAACAACCCGAACCTCACGGCCAGCCTCACTCCCGGCGCTAAGGCGGCGGGCGGGACGGCCTGGACCAACTCGTCCAACGTGGTGGTGGCGACGGCGAACGAGATCTTCACGGACATCCAGACGCTGTACGTGACCCTCGTCGCCCAGAACCCCGGCCTGATCCGCGCCGATACCCCGATGACCCTGGTGCTGTCGCCGATCAGCGAGTTCGCGCTGACCGCGACCAACAGCTTCAATGTCAACGTGCACGACCTGCTGACCAAGAACTTTAAGGGCATTAAGATCAAGAACCCCGTGCAGTACCAGGTGCGGTCGTCCAGCAACCCGCAGGGGATCGCCGGGGGCAACCTGGTCCAGCTGATCGCGGACGAGCTCGAGGGCCAGAAGACCGGGTACGCTGCGTATTCGGAGAAGCAACGTGCGTTCCCGATCTTCCGCGATCTCTCATCTTTTCGTCAGAAAGTTCTCGCGGGAGTGTGGGGCTTCGTGCTGCGCTACCCAGCTGGCGTCGTCTCGATGCTCGGCGTGTGAACCCCAACTCTAGCGAGTAGAACCTGATGCCCGAACCCACCACCCCCACCGCGCCCGAGCCGGTCCGCCCGGTCGTGGCGAAGCAGCCCGCCTCCGCCCCGGCGACGACCGGGAGCACTCTGTTCGTCGCGTGCAAGCACCCGCCCGGCCTTGAGCTCACGTACTGGGACGAGGTCGACGACTTCGAGGCCACGCCGAGCGGGGTGCGCCAGGTCAAGGTGTACCGGCGCAACGCGGAGCGGTCGTTCCGCGTCGACGGGCCGAACACGGTCGTCGACCCTCACCTCCCCGGCCCGCAGCTGCTGCGGTTCCGCGAGAGCAACGGCGGCTACGCGGTGACGCCCGGCTGCCCGCGCGAGGTGTGGGACCACTGGAGCCGGATCAACTACCTGATGATCGACGCGCGGATCGTCAACGGCTTCGACACGATGGAGGGCGCGCTCAGGTGGTGCCGCGAGCAGCGCGACGTGCGCTCGGGGCTCGAGCCGATCGACCCGGCCAACACGCAGCTCACTACCGGCATCCGCCAGATCGAGCCGGGCACGCCCACCGCGGGGTAGGCGATGGCGACGACCCCGGCCGTCTTCTCGTACGCTGACTTCATCGCGCAGTTCCCGGAGTTCGACGCGGTCGACGAGGCGACGATCAGCGGCTGGTACACCGTGGCCGGCGCCACGATCTGCCGCAACGACGGGCTGGGGCCGGTCTCCAACGCCGCGACACAGGCGGTGCTGATGATGTTCGCCACCGCGCACCTGATCCAGCTGTTCGCCAGCCAGGTCAACGGTCAGCCCAACACGGAGTCACCTTCCGCGGTCCCGTCGCCGAACATAGTGGGCCGCGTGTCCAGCGCGACCGAGGGTTCGGTGACCGTTCAGACCGAGATGGCCGTGCCGCCGAGCGCTGCCGCTGCGTTCTGGTACCAGACTAAGTACGGGCTGCTGTGGTGGACCATGACCGCGCCCTACCGCACGATGAGATACATCCCCGGCCCGCAGCGCTACTTCGGCCCGTACGGGCTCGGCGCGCTGTTCACCAACGGTGGCCCGTTCTGGGGTGGCGGTAGCTTCGTGCTCAACAATGGCAGCTGCGTGTTCTGATGGCCGAAATCTCCGGTGGCGACAGGCTCGACAAGGCCCTCGGCGACATCGCTCGGCGGCTCGGGCGCAGCGGTAGCGTGAGGGTTGGTTTCCTCAGCAACGCGCGTTACCCCACGGGCGAGAGCGTGGCACTTATAGCGTCGATACAGGAATTCGGCGCGCCCTCCGTCGGCATCCCTCCGAGGCCTTTCTTCAGAAACATGATCGCGGCGAAGAGCGGCGAGTGGCCTGAGGCGATACGCCTGAACCTGGTCGCGACCGGTTATGACGTGGACAAGACGCTCGCCCGCGTCGGCGAGGGCATCGCCGGGCAGCTGCGGCAGAGTATCATCGACACCAATTCGCCACCGCTGAAGCCGGCGACTATTGCCCGCAAAGGCTTTTCCAAGCCGCTGATCGACGAGGCGATAATGATCAACAGCGTCGACTTCGAGACTAGCACTGGCGCGCGGTCGACCTCGAAGTACGGTTACGCTGGCACGAGGAGGGGAAAGTAGATGATTAACCGCAATCCTGGGACCCGCGCTAAGCGCAAGTGGAAGATACGACGCGCTGGGGTTCACCTTCATAAGAGGAAGGTAAAGCGGTGAATTTTCTCTGCCACCTCGGAAATCACACTCCTCTTGGGCGTCGCTCGCTTGAGGACGTCATCGGCATCTTCGGGAAACAGCTCCGCGAGCTCGGCCACACGATCTTCTGGGACCCGAAGAACGATGATGCGGGGCCAGGTATGAATTTTGTTGTCGGCCCGGATGCCTATAATATCATTGTAGAGGGGTTTACTCCGTCTATCGTCGAGGCGATCGGTAAGATCAGGGAAGGTACAGGCGCTAAGTTCCTCTGCCTCGCCACCGAAGAACCCACCCCACTCGGCTTCAACCACGGCACGTCGCGCGAGATGGTGTGGCGGCAGGAGATCTTCCCCGAGGCGATGAAGCACTTCGAGGGCATCCTCCACCTGGTGCCGGGCAAGCCCGTGACCGACTGGTTCTCGCAGTACGCGCCGACCGCCTACGTCGAGCTGGGCCACGCGCGCAGCCTGGAGCGCTTCGGCGACCCGAACCGCGAGCCGAAGTACGAGTTTGGTTTCTATGGATCGCTCACCGCCCGGCGCCTGAACCTGCTGCGGAAGCTGGCCAACCGCGCCGGCGTCAAGGACGCGGTTAAGGTCAACGCGGACTTCAACACGCAGGAGGAGCGTGATGAGGCGATGCGGGACTGTAAGGTTGTGCTCCAGATCAGAAAGTACGACGAGATGGGGCTGATCAGCTCATCGCGTTGCAACACCTCGCTCTGCTGCGGGCGGCCGGTGGTGGCCGAGCCGCACGACATGAGCCTGACCGAGGCGTGGAGCAAGATCGTCAAGATCGCCGACACGGACGAGGAGTTCTTCTCGATGGCCCTGCTGACCGCCAAGAACTGGCGCGGCGCCCACGTCGGGCAGTTCCGTCGCTTCAAGGAGACCCTGACCCCCGAGTTCTGCGTCGGCTCGGCCCTCCACAAGCTCGGCCTCACCTCCGACGAGCGCGGGCTGGCTCGGGCGGCGTAGTGCCGCATCCGCTTTACGCATGGCGGTCACCGAGATTCGCTACGGACAGCGCAGGAACTTGGAACGAGTCCGACCATCCCCGTGGGCAGCCCGAGAATGCAGGGCAATTCGGGCCGAATAGTGGAAGCGAGAAATTTTCACGTAAAGAACAGCGCTCTACGCTAGGGAATTACCAACACGGCATGCGTGGGACTAATGCCAACCTACGTAAAGAGATTGATGATCCGTACGATAAGCGGGCCGTCGCGATGCTCGACCAAATGATGACAAAACTCCCGAGAGACCGCACACTTTATCGAGGTGTAGGTCCGGAGGGACTTGAAGCTATTAAATCTGGAAGAGTTGATCGTGGGTTTATGTCCGCTTCGACTTCCCGTTACATTGGGGAATCTTTTGCCCAGCGTGTTGGTTCGGCGGTCGTCGAACTCCGAGTACCTAAAGGCTATCCCGTCATAGATATTGAGAAGCGGCTGGGTGCTGAAAATCGAGAAGGTGAGGGTGAGTTCATTTTGGCTCGTGGAACCCGTTTGATCGTTAACAAAATTGAAAAGCGCGAAGGAAAGCCTGATTTGATATCTGCTACTGTAGAGCGCGATGACTTCGTACAAGACACTGCAATGTATAGTTGGACTTCCCCCAATTGGGCGGTGGTGTAGTGCCTCCCTCCGTCCGCGAGCATAGCTACGACGAGGCCACGGGCAAGTGCGCCCACTGCGGCGACCTACGGTCGGCCAACGTGGGCGAGCACGCCGAACGCAGCTGCGTCGCCCGGGAGGTGCCCCGCGCCACGCCTAGCTCCATGTTCGGCGGCACGATGGACGACATCCGCGCCCGCTACCTGGAGCTGAAAGCCGAGCAGGACGCGCTGAGGGCGAAACCCGATGCTGGGTAACCTCCACGCCATAGCCTCTGGCGTGATAGCGATGGTCAACCCCCCGGTGATCGCAAACGTGCAGTTCAACCAGGGCTACACGACCCAGCCCGACGGCACGCGCGTGCCGTCCCTGTCGACGGCCTCCGCGGTGCAGGCCCAGGTGCAGGCGTTGACCTACTCCGATCTGCGGCAGATCGAGGGCCTCAACCTCACCGGCACTCGGCGCGCGATCTACTTCTTCGGCGACCTGGAGGGCACGGTCCGATGGACCGCCCAGGGAGGCGACCTGATCACGTTCCCCGGTGCGGTCGCCGGGTTTCCGCCTGGTAGCGTCTGGCTCGTCGCGATGTCGATCGAGACCTGGGGCGTGACCCAGCCGGGCTGCTGGGGCAAGGTGATCGCCACGCTACAGAACGGGTCGTAATTGACCGTTCTACCCACGTTATCTCTGCTCGAGACCGCCGAGTTCACCACCCTGGTCGCGTTCCTCCAGGGCATCTTCTCCGTGGGCACCCCGGTTGTCAGGGGGTACGTCAACCGGGTTGCCGAACCCACTAACGCCGACTTCGCGGTGGTGTGGCCGCTGCGGACGACGCGCCTCAGCACCAACGTGCCCAACTACGTGGACAACGTTTTCACGGCCTCGATCGCGGGTGATACGATGACCGTGACCGCCATCACAGAGAAGTGGGGCAGCACGGGCCTCGCGCCCGGCATGCAGGTCACCGACGGGGTCGCCGGGGTGGTCGCTCCGGACACGACGGTCGTGGCCCAGACCGGCGGCGCGCCCGGCGGGGTCGGCACCTACACGATCAGCCCCACGCCGCAGAACACGCACATCATCGAGACGATGTACGCCGGCGCGACACAACGCCTTGAGCCGACCGAGTGGGTAGTTCAGGTTGATCTTCATGGACCCGCTTCGGCCAACAACGTCCAGGTGCTCCAGTCGCTGTTCCGCTCGGAGTACGCCTATGATACGTTCGAATCCCAGCCGACCGGCGACGCGGTCGTCCCGCTCCACGCTGACGAGGCGCGCTTCCTTCCGTTCATCAACGACCAGCAGCAGGTTGAATATCGCTGGTCGATCGACCTGCATCTTCAAGTTTCACCGATTGTCGGGACCTCGCAGCAATTCGCGGACGACATCGACGTGACCCTCTACGAGCTTCCTTGATCTAGGAGAAGCCAGTGGCGCTTTCCGTGACGCCGGCCGTAAACGCCAATCAAATTGTAAATGTACTCCCATCCGTGATCAACGCGGGTGGGAACGCCCTCGTCCTGTCGGGCATGATGCTGACGGCCTCCCCGCGCCCGCCGATCGGCGCGCTGCTGTCGTTTCCGACGGCTGCGACGGTCAGCGCGTACTTCGGCGCGACGAGCCAGGAGGCGGCGCTTGCCTCGATCTACTTCCTCGGCTACCAGAACTCCCCCCAGAAGCCCGGCAACCTCTTCTACTGGCAATACCCCTGGCAACAGCCAGTGCAGGCCTGGACCCGCGGCGGCTCGATCGCGGGGCTGTCGCTGGCCCAGCTGCAGTCGCTGACCGGCCAGCTCACGATCACGATCAACGGCGCGGTCAACACCGCCTCGATCGCGCTCAGCGGGGCGACGAGCTTCGGCAACGCAGCGCAGGTGATCAACTCCTCCCTCGCCATCAGCGGCATCAACCAGGGCGCGTACATCGGCTCCATCGCGGGCACCACGCTCAGTATCGGCACGGTGACCAACGGGCCGCAGCTGGCCAGCTTCATCGGCTCCATCGCCGGCGGCACGCTTACCGTCACCACGCTCAATTCCGGCAACATCAGCTCTGGGCTGCTCTTAGTCGGAACCGGGGTCACCGTTGGCACGACCGTCTCGGCCCTGCTGTCCGGCGTGGGCGGCGTTGGCACGTATTCGGTCTCGGTCAACCAGACCGCGCTCTCGGAGAACGTCACCGCGTACCAGAACTCCGGGGCTATCGCGATCGGCGACCAGATCGCCGGCACCGGCATCAGCGGCACCCTGTTCATCGCGAGCTTCCTGACCGGCACCGCCGGGGTGGGCACCTACCAGCTCTCGGGCACCGCGACCGTCGCCAACGGCTCGATTACCGTGGCGCTGCCGGGCGTCACGTACGACACGATCAGCGGCGGCCTCCAGATCTGGTCCAGCACGACCGGGTCGGGCTCGACCATCGGCTACGCTTCGGGCGCGCTTGCCACGGCGCTCAACCTCACGCAGGCGACCGGCGCCGTGCTGAGCCAGGGGTCCGCCCAGGCCACGCCCAGCACGGCGATGAACGCGATCATCGCGATCAACCAGAACTGGGCCAGCTTCATGACCCTGTTCGAGCCGGTGGACACGGATAAGGTGCTGTTCGCGCTGTGGAACAACGGGCAGCAGGACGAGTATCACTACGCCTGCTGGAACACGAGCGTGGTCAACCTCGCGGTCGGCGGCCCGCAGCAGGCGGTGGCCAACATCACCAGCGCCAACTACTCGGGCACCTCGCTGATCCAGGAGATCCCCGCGGCGGAGGTCTACGGCGGCACCATCGCTGCGTTCCTGATGGGCTACGGCGCCAGCATCGACTACAACGCCTTCCAGGGCCGCGCCACCGCCGCGTTCAAGTCGCAGTCGGGCATCGCACCGCAGATCTTCAGCACGGCGCAGTACACGCAGCTGCTGTCGTACGGCATGAATTGCATGGGAGATTTTACGACTGCAAATCAAGCATTTACGTTCTATTCAAATGGTACAGTCACCGGGCCGTTCCTCTGGCTCGACAGTTACCTTGATCAAATCTGGATGCGTAACCAGTTTCAGCTCGCTGGAATGGCGTTGCTGACTCAAGTCAACTCCGTTCCTTATAACCAATACGGTTATGGGCTAATTCAGAACGGAGTTTTGGAGCCAGTCGCCCAACAAGGTCTCTTTAACGGTGTTATTCAACCCGGTATCCCGTTGTCGCTCGCCGAACAGGCCGAAATTTTCGCGATTACCGGGGATGTTCGTGTCGCTCCGATCGTCCAGAGTCGAGGCTGGTACGCCCAAATTGTGCCGGCGACCGCGCAGGTTCGCCAAGCGCGTACCAGCCCCACAATCAACTTTTTGTGGTCTGACGGCGAGTCGATTCAAACTCTCGTCATTAACGACATTTTGGTTACCTAGTAAGGGCTTACGGTATAATACCGAGTAGGCAAGGATAGGCTGGCCAGCCGATAAGCGCGGACACCGCACCGTGTTTCCTTGTCTTTTGGGCTGCGGACGCCTGCGGAGGCGTAGAATGACCCGTTACGGCATCATCTATATTTGGACTTGTCACGTAAATGGTATGCAATATGTCGGGTTAACTATTCAGGATGAGAATCGGTATCTCCCTAAACATATTCTAGCTGCGCTAAATGGTTCTGAGAAACTATTTCATAAAGCTGTAAGGGAGCACGGTCCCGAGAATTTTACGTTTGAAATTGTCTACACCGCATTTGACAAGGAAGAACTTGATAGAGCTGAAGACTATTTTATAGTTGACTACGGCACACTGGTACCGGATGGCTATAACCGGAGGCGTGGCGGGCATAACGGCCCTCTTTCTGAAGAAACTAAATTAGCGATTAGGATTATTGTAAACTCTCCTGCGGCTAAAGCTAAACGGGCCGCAACTGATGCCACACCAGAGACGAAAGAGAAGCGACGCGTAGCCGGAATTAAGCGGATGGCTGCCGTAGATTTAGTAGAGTTTGGGCGTAAAATATCTGCGGCGATGACACCAGAGGGTCTATTACGAACTCAAGCGCCAGAAGTTAAGAATCGAAGATATGCGACGTTAGCTTTAACCAACAGTCTCCCTGAAGTTAAAGATCGACGAACCCAAGCGCAGCTTATAAATCAAAATAAGCCGGACGTTAAAGATAGGGTCGCTCGACGTACTAGAGAGGCGCTTTCTGATCCTAATACTCGTGCTCAGATGAGTTCAACTCATACTGGGATGCGTTGGATCAATAATGGTGTAATCGAATATTCGATACTTAAAGACGCAACAGTTCCTGAAGGATTTAGTTTCGGAAGAATACCTAATGAGAAGGGTTTGGATTTACGTATACTTGCGTTGAGAAAGGTTCACCATCGTAATCACCTTAAACGAGGCGTTACCGTTCCAACCTGTATATGGTGTTGCGGCACCCCTTTTGAGTGAGGCACTTGAATGGCAGCGACTATCACTTCTGCGACGGCGGTGTATTTGCTGTCAATTACCGGTGTATTCAATACGCCTGTTCAGTTAAGCGGCTTCGCGAGTGACGAAGCGTTCGACACGAATGCGGTCGATGCGTCCGTGACGCAGATCGGCGTCGACGGCACGGGTGTGGCTGGCTGGGTGCCGCGGCCCGTCGAGCAGACGATCAGCCTGCTCGCGTCGTCTCCGAGCAACGCAGTGTTCGACCAGTGGATACAGGCTCAGGACGCGCAGCTTGACGTGATCTACGCCTCGGGCTCGATACGGCTGGCCTCGCTCGGCGTCCAATACACGATGCCGCAAGGGACATTGAAGAGATACCCCATCGCCCCGAACGCGCGCCGGGTGCTGATGCCTCGGGTCTTCACGATCGAGTGGCTCCCCCAACCCGGCACCCCGGCGGTCACCGTCGCGCCGATCTAGGCGTGGTAGCCCATCGCGATGGCGACCGTGCAACCGACTGCGATGATTGCTCCGATAAAGACCGCGACGCGATAAGTTTGATATAGCGCGCCACTGTACCACCAATCGATGAAATCGATTTTGGTCATCGGTTTGTCGATTTGTCCGGCCTGAAGGTCGTTAAGATACTTGGTTCTCTCGTTCATTGTATTTACTCCACCGCCCGCACCCGGACTCCGGTGTCCACGGTCATGCAGACGAAGTACACGTTGCGGTCTCCGGGGGTGT